TTATTAGGTGATACAGAAATAATAAGAATTAAACATGAAATGAAACTTGTCCCAGAAAAAACCAAAATCGATGAAATCACTGGAAAGGAAATTGATTTACAGACAGGCCGTCTGAAAACTTAAAACCATGAAAAAACTATTCATCCTTTTGCTCTTAGTAGCATCCCCAGCTAAATCAGACATTTCGATTAAGCACACAGCCTCAACAAGCCTGAAAGTTGACGGGGCAGCCGTCCAAGCAATCAGGGTTCCATCGACTTACTCGGTATCAGGCTCGAATATGAAAGTCACAACTGGCGAGCATTTCGGCAAGTTGACCGCCCCAACCGCAACCGCCGCAGCAATTCTTGATGTTGGTGCAATGGAAGTCAATACAGTTGGATCAGCCTTTTCGTATTCAGAAAGCTATATTCAAGGCGATGCTATTCCAGCTATCGGCTCAGGTGTAGACGTTGCTAGTGGAGTGGTTGCTGACATGCCAGCTTTTGGTAATACCGTAGTCACTTCAGGCGGCGTTGCTGGAAACCTTCAGGGTACAGTCCTAAGTTCTGGTTTGGTCACCGTCCAAGCTGGAGGAGCTGGCACGACTGGGGTGGCTCAATACACATCAGAAATTACCGCTAAATAATACTTAATGAGTAAAATATATAAGTTATTTCTACTTATATCTATTGCAGGATCTAGCGTTTCTGCTGTTCCAGTTGTCCCTTCATTTTCGACAGGTACTCTTAACAGCAGACAAGAAACTAAAACTATAGTTGCAGAAACCATAACAAGTGTAGATTTTTCTGGATCACAATATGTTGTTTCAGGTCACAATATTGAGCCAGTAAATAGCAATGTTATCTCACCCAAACTAATAAAAAACACTCCTCAAACTGTTGACAACATTAACTTCACATGGACATCAGTAGATGTAACTCCAGCCAACAAACCCGACTGGAAAATAACCAATCCAGGTCAAGCTTTCAGCTTTACCGAAAGTCTACAAAACAGCGGCCTTTCAAATATAACAACTATCAATCGAACCACTACTACAGAATCCTTAGTAGAGTCGGTGTCTGTCTTTACTCAGTAATATTTAGTCAGCCTACTTTTGCTAGCAATACAACAATAGCATCACCTAGTGCGACCAGTAGTGGTTCCGTTATTAATCAGGGTATAAGTGTGAATCAAGGTGGCTTTATATATCAAGAATTAGGCGATGGAATCCGTTGCAGTGGAACAACTTTAACGGTTAATCCATTTATCTCAAAAGTCAACGCATGGAAAGATCCTTTTGAACCACATTACATGGAAAATATATATGATGATAGTACAGATGCAGACGGAAACTTAACTAATCCAGGGGGTGTTCTCTATCAGAAAAAAGTAAGAACAGGACAAGCTCGTAATAATCTCTCCTTCAACTATGGAGTGACCGCAACCATAAGCGTTCCACTTGATAAGAGGCTATTAAATAACTGCGTGAGAGCCCAAAATAGTAGGGTTAAGTATTTAGAGCAAGCATACAAAGCTAGAAAATTAGACTACGCTCTGAGCCGTTTGAAGATATGTGCTGAACAACTTAAGCTTGGGGTTTCATATTCATCCTCTTCACCCTCATATGTTACTTGCTCTGACGTTGTTCTTCAAAACCCTCCGAATACCCTGCCAGACCACAAGCACAGTATTAAAGTTACTTCCGAGAGTCCCTCTGTTCCTTTTTCCTTTCAGAGAGGGACTTTACAGGAGGCTTCTTCTTCCGAATAGCCAGCAATTTTTTGGTAAATTTTTTAGAAAAACTTTTAATCTTCCCCTTTAGCTGTTTTTGAAAAAATCTGGCTAAGGGTTGTCCAATCACAGTTACACCAACAACTGAAGCGATGGCAATTGTCGATGTGTTTACAAGGGTACTTGGAGGTGGCGTGTATGAATTAATTACATCAAATAATGCTCTGTCTTGATAAATGGTTTCACATAGATCACCATTTTTTTCATAGCGTAAAACGACTTTAGTTGAGAATTTTCCTACTGCCCCAGGGGGAGGAGAGCCAGGGCGAGGACATGGAAGATCTATGGTTGGGTTTATTCCTGATAGGTCAACTTTTGGAAGCTCTAAACCTTTAGAAAGACTTTCAGTTTTTTGATTATTATCTTCTTTTTTAGTTTTCGTTTTTGGTGTTTTTATATTTGGAGTAGGAGGAACTATTTTTGTCTCTTCTTTTAATGGGGCAACAGTAGACAATCCATCCCAATCAACCGCCATGCTTTCAAGAGTCGGTACATTGCCGTCGCAGATTATTAGATTTCCACGTTCATCATTTTCTACAAGATTTTTATTTTTTAAAGTCCTAGCCCTTACACATCCAGGCATTTGAATTACTGGGAAACCTATATTGCTTGGAAGTTGTGGGTTGGATGTACGAATAATTGTTGTATCAATAGAAGCATCAGGAATTTCCCTGATAACTATTTCTTCAATTTCCACCTAACAGTCATTCCATTGCTGGGCTGCATCGCTGCCTAAATTTCCAGCAGTCTTGGTTGCTTCAGAGAAGAATAAAGACGCTGCTACAGGCCCAATAATTGGCAACTGATAAAAGAAATTAGAGCCATAAGATCCAACACCAGCTCCAACAATCTTTCCATTAGCCTTACCAGTTAAACCAAGTTCTAAGCACCTTTGTTCTTGTGCTGTTAAGCCTTCAGATCCTTCTTGCACTATTGGCCTATATGCATAAGCAACTGTTTCTCTATGAATGTATGAATCTGATTTTTTTATCTTTCCATTGAAGGTAGGTTTCTCTTCTTTTATATCTCGGTACTCAAGAAGAGTTTTTGGAGAATGTTGATTTTGAGCAATAGCCCAAGAATGTCCATCTTTTGTTTTATCTGATCTAATAGAAAAAGATGAAAAATCTGTATTGGGTAGATTTGCAATATTGGGAATGGAGTCTTTATTAGAGGCAATATTAAGAGCATAAAAATTGCTGCCTACTAATCCCAGCCCCAAGATCAAACTGGTTATCCCATTAAATGACTTAATCATCATTTTCCTAAAGAGAATGCTGAGCCTGTAGTTTTTGGCAACTTTTGCTCCAAATCATATTGAATATTTTTTATGATTTGCTCCTGCATACCAAAAAGCATGTCATTAACAAACTCAGTTCTTTTAACGTAGACATAACCAAGTGAGGTTATGCCAGCGATAAATAAACCAAAGTTGATCCAAGTAATAAT